AGCCGGCGCCGGACGATCCGGCCACGCCGCACCCCAAACACGGCGAACTGAAAAAGAACATCACCGTCACCGTGCAGAAGCGCAGCGACGGCTGGACGGCGATCGTCCATACCGGACGTGCCTTCTGGGCGCGCTGGGTTGAGTTCGGCCGCGTCGCCGTGACGGTGCGGAAGAAGAGCGTGCTGTCCAATGGCACGACGATCTTCGGCAAGCAGGTGGGGCCGGCGCCGGCTAGGCCGTTCTTCCGCCCCGCCTGGGACTTGAAGGGCATGGAGGTGCTGCAGCGCATCGGCCAGCGCCTCGGCGAGAACATCACCAAGGAAGCCGAGAAGCTGGCGGGCTTGCGTGGCGGGCGGCGGAGGCGGCGATGAGCATTGAGCGCGCGCTGTATTCGCTGCTGACGGGCAATGCCGGCGTTGCCGCACTGATCGGTGAGCGGCTGTTTCCGGTCGTCGCGCCGCTCGGCACCGCGACGCCTTACTGCACTTATCAGCGGATCAGCGCGCGGCGCGTCCGCAGCCTGACGCAGCGTTCCGGCCTGTCCTTCGCGCGCATCCAGGTGGACGCTCTCGCCACGACCTATGCCGGTGCGCGCGGCCTGGCGGATGCGATCCGCGCCACGCTGGACGGCTACCGCGGAACCGCAGGCGGCATCGCGATCGAAAGCGCGACGCTGCAATCCGACCAGGACATCTACGAGGGTGAGGCGGAACCGCCGCTCTACCGCGTCTCGCAGGACTTCCTACTCGCACACACAGAGGAGTGACACGATGTCGTACACCTCCGGCGCCATCGTGGCGCAGGGCACCACGCTTCACCGCACCTTCACCGTCTCTGCCGTCACCGCGACGGCGACGGCCAGTTCGTCCAAGTTCACCCGCAGCGCCGGCTCCTGGGCGACCGATGGCGTGAAGGTTGGCATGAAGTTCACCACCACGACGGTCGGCAACACCGCGGACACCTACACGATCACGGCGGCCACCGCGACCGACCTGACCGTCACCCCGGCGCCGGCCGACGCCGCGTCGGGCGCGGCCGACTTCGTGATCCAGGTTCCGTGCGGCGAGATCACCAGCATCGACGGTCCCGGCGGTTCCAACTCCGAGATCGACGTGACCAGCATGAACTCCACGTCCAAGGAGTTCCGCAACGGTTTGCGCGATTCCGGCGAGGTGTCGCTGGAGATGAATTTCGTGCCCGGCGACGTGGGGCAGATCGATCTGCGCGAGCAGCAGGCCGAGACGAACACCGCCGGCAATTACGTGATGACGCTCTCCGATGACACGACGCTGAGCTTCAGCGCCTTCGTCCGCGACTTCCGCATCAATGGCGCGGTGGACGACAAGGTTTCGGCCTCCTGCACGCTGCGCGTGACGGGCGACGTGACCTGGAGCGACATGGCCTGATGAACAGCAACCACACGGGGGAGACGACAGTCTCCCTCGACGGTCGCGATCTGGTCCTGGTCTATGACTGGCGCGCCATCTCGGCGCTGCGGGTGGCGCTCAAGGGCGCCGACGTGTTCGAGGCGCTGGCCGGGTCCGACCCGGACGCGCTGGCGTCCATCGTTGCGATCGGCCTCGCGCGGCACCATCCCGAGGTCACCGCGGAGCAGGTGCGCGATGCATCGCCTCCGCTGCTGCCCACCGTCGCGGCCACGGTGAAGGCGCTCAATCGCGCATTCTGGGGCGCGGAGGCGCCGCCGCCCGCGGACCCTCAGACGCCCGCCGCGGCGACGCCAGCGGCGGGGATCTAGTCGCCGCCGCCCTCAAGGCGGCGCATCGCTGCGGCGTGGCGCCCAGCGAGTTCTGGCGCACCACGCCGTGGGTGATCGGTCAACTGATTGACGCCGAGGCCGACGAGGTGAAGGCGGCCTACGACATGGCGCTGTTCGCCGCGTGGCACGTCGAGGCGTTCGCCCGGACCAAGAAGCTGCCTGAGCTGCGGAAACTACTCGACCGCGGCAAGCCGCCGCCGAGCGCGGTTGATGCACGGGTGCGGGCGGTGATGTCCATGTTTCCGAGGAGGGCCGGATGACGCAGCGGATTGGCGCCCTCTCCGTCGAACTCTCGGCGGAATCCGCCGCGTTCAAGGCGGACTTGCAGCGGGCGCGCCAGGCGGTCACGCAGGCCACGTCGCGCATGGAGCGCGATCTCAAGGACGTCAGCCGCGGCCTTGGCGGTCTGGACCGAGCGTTCGGCGCGGTGGCATCGGGTGCCGGGCGGCTGTCCGGTGCGCTCGGCACGCTCGGCGTGGGGCTCTCCGCGGTTGGCTTCGTGCAGATGGTCCGCGGCGCGCTTGATGCGGCCGGCGGGCTTGGCGAACTGGCGGAGCAGGCTGGCGTCAGCACGGACGCGTTGCAGATCCTGACGTTCGCCGGGGCGCAGGCGGGAGTTTCCGCCGAGCAGATCCAGGGCGGCTTTGAGAAGCTGACACGCCGTATCGGCGAAGCGGCGGCCGGCAACGAAGAAGCGGCCATCGGCTTCGCCAATCTCGGCGTCAGCATCCGCAACACGGACGGGACGCTTCGGCCGACCGAGCGCGTGTTTGCCGACATCGCCGAGGCGATTTCCAAGATCAGCGACCCGGCCGAGCGCGCGCGTGTGGCCGTGGATGTGTTCGGCCGCGCCGGCCAGAAGCTGCTACCGATCCTGTCGCAGGGGCGTGCGGGGCTTATCGGCGTGGAGGAAGCGGCGCGCCGCGCGGGCGCGGTGCTGTCGGGCGAGACGATTGCCGCGGCGGACAGCGCGGGCGACAAGATCGCGGAACTGACGCTGCGCGCCGAGCGGATGCAGCAGACCTTCGTGGCGGGCCTCTCGCCGCGGATCATGCAGGGTTTGCAGGCGATCGAGCAGGTGATGGACCGCCTGCTGGTCCTGAGCAACAACCCAACACTTTCCAATACGCTGCGGCTGCTCGCGGGTGGCGCCGGCTCCCTGTTGCAGCAGGTTCCGGCTGTGTTGCCGGGCGGCGGCGGACTGAACCTGCTCGGGCGCGGCCTGAGTGGCGTGAGTGGGCCGACTACGGGATTGCAGGACGCCGAGGCGAAGCTCGCCAACCTACAGCGCCAGTACGATGATCTTCGGCAACGCGGTCCAGCCAGTTTTGGCGACCAAACGGAGGCAGTGCGGCGCCATCAGGCGGCGCTCGCGGACCTCGACCGACAGATAGAGGCTCAGGCGGCCAGGGTTACTCAGGCGCGGCCATCTGCCGGCACGCCAACCGTCGCGCCCGGTGAAGACCCCAACGCCACGATGGCGCCGCGCATCATCTATGGTGCGCCCGCGGGGCCTCCGGCGCCTGAGAAGCGCAGCGGCAGCGGCCCGCAGCCGCAACTCGCGGCCTACATCCAGCAGCTTCAGCAGGCGGCCGAGCAGCAGCGGGCCGAGGTGGCGTTGCTCGACCAGAGCGCCGCCGCGCGCGCCTCCGCGGTCGCGCTGATCGAGGCCGAGGCCCGCGCGCGCGATGACGCGGCCAAGGGCCTGCGCGCCTCCGCGCAACTCACCGATGCCGAGCGCCAGGCGGTCGAGAACGCGGCCGGCGCGCGGGAGACGGCGGCGGAAGTCGAGCGGTCCGCGACCCGCATGCGCGAGGATGCGATCCGCGTCACCGAGCAGGCCAGGACCGAAGAAGAGAAGTTCGCGGACAGCGTGCAGCGGCTCACAGCCATGCTGGAGCGCGGCCTCATCACGCAGGAGACGTTCAACCGCTCCGTCGCGAACCTCAAGGCGCCGGCCGAGGCATCGGGCCACGAAATGGCGCGCTTTGGCGACATCGCCGGTTCCGCGTTCGAGGACGCCTTTATCAACGGCGAACGCTTTGCCGACGTGCTGAAGGGGCTTGAGAAGGATCTGCTGCGCCTTGGCACGCGCATCCTGGTCACGCAGCCGCTGGGCGACTGGTTCAGCGGGCAACTGAAGGGCGCGGGCGGCGGTGGCGCGGACGGCTTCACCGTCAGCACCACGACCGGGATCGTAACGCTCGGCGCAGATCTCGTGGCCCTGCTCGGCAAGAGCGTTGAGGCCGCATGCCAGTTCTACGTTCCCGTCCGCTTCGACACCGACCAGATGCCGGTCCGCGTGGATACCGAGGACTACCAGGAGTGGTCTGACATCCCGCTGA